ACAAAACCAGCTTTGAAGTAATAGGAAATATATATAACAACCCAGAACTAATTAAATGATCGGTACATCGTTACAACTTGTCTCAGTTTTCTTGCTTGGTGTTGTGGTTGCATATCTCACCCTACGAAACGAACCAAAGGATGAACCAGACTCTATAGAAGAACAATTAGATAAATACCTTGTTAACTGTAATCAATGCAACGTCCTTCTAAAGAAAAGAGATGCACAAAAGGTTGCAGTTAAAGACTATATGTTTGTGGCCATGAATATGTTTCCGCACAGAGACATATACTTTTGTGACAAGCACAAGAAACCCTACGATAGAATGGAGATATACGGCACTCGCACTGATTATTACAAGTCTGAAGCAAAGGTTACATCTAAAGGAAAGATAACTAAATGAAACTACAAGACTACACAAACCTAACCGTTGAACAACAACGACTCAATCAAAAGAAGATAATAGCTCTATTCAAAGAGTTCTGGAGCACTAACCCAGATGAAGAAGCCTTCACAAGAACAACAGAAGGACTAGTATTGTTCCCTGAAATCATATACCACATGACTACAAACAAACCAAAGAAGAAAATCCCCACCTTACTATAACGCTGATGTATACTTATCCCTGGGTGAGCTGTGGAGTTTAGTTAAATGCTATTCAACAGTTGAAGTGTGCTCTACAACTCCCCCTAATAGCTTCACCAACCAATCACCCTATTACATTACAGGAGAATACCCCTAATAACTACTTAGTATCAACTAGTCAACTATTAACACTAACTAGCCTCAAAAATCACTCTTACTTATAGATTCCTTCATTAGAGGGGTATAACACTAGGCATAAAGAACTACCACTCAATACTACATTACTCAGCAAAACATATACGTTATACACAGTAAAATACGTCGCACAATACACATTGTACGACTAAAGGGGTATGTAGATAAGGCCGTAAGCATGGGATATACAGCAGAAGGAGGTAAACCACTTTGCGTAATTGCGGGTATATGTCTATGGCAATACAAAGTGTACTTACACAGCGATATGTAAAGCCTTTGGGATGTTTTTTGGGTCCCTTATTCCAGATTTTGGGTCCCATATAGAAGTGTTTTATTTAAGTTATTTTAACTTTCGTGCCTGGAGAATTATTTTGTAATTATTTAGTGGTTTGTCTTTTTGTGCCTAAAATGCACCTTTCTCCACCGCAGAGTGCAGAATTATTATAGTTGTAAAAGCGTATTGTGGATTCCCAGGCATAAGGTGTGGCTAGAAAGGGTCCCATACTCATAAATTTTATTTTAAAAGATATAACTTGACTTTAGTACACACGCGTGTGTATAGTTGTGTCATGTCACATCTATATATACTTAAAGGAAAGAAGATTGTTCCTATTGATGATGTATTGGAGTGGGGAAGATGGTTTGAGAAAGCCAATAGGAGAGTAGACGAAACCATTCTTCCTGACGGTAAACGTGTTTCTACTGTCTTTTTTGGAACTGATTACTATTTCGGTCCCAAAGAAGATCGCGAACCAATATTGTTTGAAACAATGGTCTTTTCTGAGAAGCTTGAGACGGTAAAGCTTGGTAAGAGGAAAAGGAAAATACATCCAGATTTAGATGTGGAAAGATACTCTACATGGGAAGAAGCAGAGAAGGGTCATAAAGAAATGGTTAAAAAATGGACATGAGTACTCGTTTTTACTTATCAAGCATCTTTAGTAATGTTTGGTTACATTTTTTGCTATGAATCACAAAAAGAAGAACAAAAGTAGAAACTTAAGAAAGGCAAAAAGAGTTCCTAAGAATGGTCCATGGAGTCGCATGATCCATAAATGGTGGGTTAGGTATTATGAAAAAAAGAATAAACATTTCTATTAAAGAATCATATTTAGAGAAAATCGATAGTTTCTGTGAGAAGTTTAGATATACTCGCAGTGAGTTAATGGCCGTAGGTGCAATGCATTACATGGATAAATATAAGGATTATAGACCTCCTGGTGTCAAAAGAGTCCCCAAAGTCAAAAATATCAACAGTTTTAATAGCCGCCTTGAGACATCCCAAGTATTAAAGGACGAATATCCCAAGGTTGTTAACTCCAAAGAAGAAGTTGTTGATGAGGTTTCTGGCACTTCTGATGTTTGTGCTCATGGAGCTGGAGAGAAAATGTGTAAAGAGAAAGAATGTATTAATTCTATGTTTTAATGTTGTATTTATGGCTCATTGCTTGGTTAGTCGAAGAAACACCTGAGATTGTATTTAGTCCACCCAATAATTGGGCGATTGCTTTAATTATCTGTGCTGTAATGAGTTTTAGTATTTCTTTAAAAGAAAGATAATATGAAAATCAATCTTAAAGCATTCAACGAATTAGTAAACAAAAACTTCATTGGTGTACAAAAACACCCCGATTCAGACCTTCTTATTTGGAACTACACTAATAAAGCCCAATACGATGGTGAGTGGTTGCCAGAAACAAGAATGGCTCGTGGATTAATCACTGACTTAGATGGGAATATCCTTTATCGTTCTTTTGATAAATTCTTTAACTATGCGGAACACACAGGTGAAGATAGTAAATTAGAACCAATCCCCAATGAAGAATTCAGTGTTTATGAGAAATATGACGGCAGTCTGGGTATTTTATATTGGATTGATGGAGAGACTTTTATTTCTACTCGTGGCTCTTTTGTTTCAGACCAGGCCAAGGTTGCCACCAAGATATTACGAGATAAATACCCCAATGTTCCCTTTCAAAACTTACATGAGTGGACAATCCTTTTCGAAATAATCTATCCAGAAAACAGAATAGTGGTTGATTACGGTGAAATGAAAGATCTGGTCTTACTAAATGCAATTAATACAGAAACTGGAGAGAGTATTAATTATAAGGAGCTGACTAAATTTGCGAAAGAAAACAATATTCCCATAGCGGAAAGATATCAATTTACATCTCTTCCAGACATGAATACTGACATTCCAATTAACGTAGAGGGTTACGTGATTGAATTTGAAGGTGGGATGAAAGTAAAAATGAAATATGACGAGTATGTGCGATTACACCGTTTGGTAACTGGCGTAAACTCAAAAACAATTTGGGATCTTCTACGACACAAACAACCGTTTGATGAGTTGTTAGACAAAGTGCCAGATGAATTCTACGATTGGGTTAAGAAAACCAAACTCAATCTGGAGAACTCTTACAAGGAGATAGAAGACTCTGCAAAAAAGAAGTTTAAAGAGATATCTGACTTAAAAACCAGAAAAGAACAGGCATTTTCTTTATCGGGTTACACTTATCCTGGAATTGTCTTTAAAATGCTGGATGGCAAGGATTACGAAGAACAAATATGGAAAATTATCAAACCCAGAGCGGAAAAACCATTCAAGGAGGACGTAGATGCCTAAAATAATACTAACCAAAGGATTGCCTGCAAGTGGAAAAACTACTTGGGTAAAGGAAGAACAAAAGAAAGATCCCAACCTTGTTCGTGTTAACAAAGATGATCTTCGTGCCATGTTGCATGGTGGTAAGTGGGGCAAGAATAACGAGAAGGATGTTCTTGCGATCAGAAATTTTATTGTAGATAGGGCATTGACTCGTGGACGAAACATCGTTGTCGATGACACCAACCTTCATTCCAAACACGAGATACACTTGAAGCAAGTTGCAAAAAAGCACAACGCAGAATTTACAATTAAAGACTTTACGAGTGTTTCACAAGAGGAATGTATAAAACGTGATCTTAAAAGAAGCAATAGTGTTGGTTCCGAAGTAATCCATAAAATGTATAAACAATTCCTCGACATTGTCTCTCCAGGTATCTTAGAGCCAGATCCAAACTTACCGACTGTGATTATTTGTGATCTTGATGGAACACTTTGTTTGTTCGACGGAAATCCTTACGAAAGAGACTTCAGTAAGGATAAGATAAATAAACCCGTGAAATCTATCCTAGACAGCAATGAAGACGTGAAAGACATAATTTTCTTTTCTGGTAGAAATGGTAAATTCAAAGACCAAACAAGAAAGTGGCTGGACGATCACGGATACGGTGACTGTTCACTGTATATGAGAGCTGAAGGCGACACCCGCAAGGACGTGCTAGTCAAGAAAGAGATGTATGAAGAACATATTGAGGGCAAATTTAATGTACTATTTGTGTTGGACGACAGAGATCAGGTCGTAAACCTGTGGAGGGGCCTTGGCCTGGCTTGTTTCCAAGTGGCAGAAGGGAATTTTTAATGGAAAAGAACAAACTCACACTATATATTAGTATCGTACAATTACTCATACTTATTTGTTTAATTGTCGTTGTTTTTGTTTTAGAGGCAAGATATGGAGGGTTAACCCACTCCGACTGTGAGATCTCCTACTGCGAGTCAGTAACACAAGAAAACCCCATACTTCAGTCATAATCATTGTAACCACAATGGGGGGTTGACAAATGTAACTATATTTTATATATTACCTCTAATGAAAGTAATAAGCATGCGCGACTTTACTACTAACCCCTACCATCATTTGGAGGAACTTCCCCTCGTCGTGATGAAAAGAAACGTCCCCCATCTTTACATACAGGACTTCTCAGAAGTGGCGACTAAGACCCTTGCAAAGAAAGTTATTAAAATGCACATAGAAAACATTGTGAAAAAGAAGAATAAATAATCATGGCCAAAAACGTATCAGTACATATCCCAGAACCAAATATACAGACAATTAAACTAACTCTTGTTGGTAGGCGACCTCTTATTATGAATGAGTGGAGTGAAAAGGCTAAAACTCAAATAAGAGACAAACAAGCCAAAAAAGCTAACAAGAAAAAGAATGCACGTAAACCAAAAGAAGAGTACGAGTCAGCCAAAATCAAAAATGGAAAAGGGAAACTTAGCATTAAAGCTATCTGGATAAAGAGTGCAATTGTCGGATCTGCAAGATTTGTTGACGATCTTCCAATGACAGTATTAAGAGGCGCAGTCTTTGTAAGAGGTGATGATGACGGATTAATACAACTCAGATACAAGAAAGAGGAAATGGTCGAGGACACAGTGAGACTTTCAGGGATGGGTAGAAGTGCAGATTTAAGATACAGGCCATATATCTACGACTGGGAAGCAGATGTCGAGATAGACTTTGATGGAGACGTTCTTTCTCTCGAACAAGTAGTTAATCTTGTTAAAAAAGCAGGATTCTCTAACGGTTTAGGAGAAAACAGACCAGAACGTAGTGGAAATGATTATGGAACATTCGACGTAAAAGCAACAAAGTAGTGGCAGGATCGTTACGGTTTTTATCGGAAAATTACGCAAGTTATCGGATGGGATGGGATTGGCAGGAGGGGTATCGAGTGTAGGGGATTGGACCAGAAAGGAGTCGAGGGTTAAGGATCGGAATAGCAGGAACGGAAGAGAGGGGTATAGAGGGGTGAGGAACAGAAAGGAACGGATTGGCAGGAACGGAGGGGGAAGATTGGAGGGGAGAGTTTAGGAATGGAGAGGAATGGAAATCATGAAAACAAGAGACAAAATACAAAAAGCATTTAATGAGCTATCAGAAAAAAGCTCAGATGGAGGTGTGAGACCTGAAGACTTGGTTAAATACGCAAAACCCAAGGATTCACCACTGCATGAACACTTCGAATGGGACAATAAAAAGGCGGGTCAAACATATAGGGTTCACCAAGCAAGACAGTTGATTGGAAAACTACGAGTAGAAGTAGAAGGAGAAAACGTAAAACAGTTTCACAGTATTGTATTGGAAGTAGAAGAAGGTAAAGAAAGTAAATATTTCTCTCTAGAGAAAATACTTACAGATAAAGATCTCAAATCAAAAGCACTAAAACAGATGGTTAAGGATATTAAGTTCTTTATTAAAAAATATGAAACGCATAAAGAATTATTTGAAATAGTGAATACGGATAAAGTCGACGAATACCACAAACAGTATTTAGATTAATTATGTTTAAAACAGGAGACAAAGTAACCATAAAAGAGGGTTCTGCTTACTATGAGAATAGAAAGCAGATGCGTGGAACCATCACGAATATAGATTATGATGATGAATGTACTGTTGAATTTGAAGATGGATATAGAGGCGAATATGCCCAAGATCAATGTGTAGATTTACTTATAAGGGAGACGAAGCAGAAAAAGAGAGGAAATTAAAAATAAATGCATTCGGAGAGATGGTTTAGGAGAAGACGTTTAAAGTTGAAATAGTTGAAGGAGAAGAAGAATGAAAACCAAGAATAAAAAATGCAAACAGTGCAAGATAACTTTTTCCAGAAAAGTTTGGAATCAGGTATTTTGTTCCAACAAATGTCAAAGAGAATGGCTTTTAAAGGTCAACTTAAAGATCAAGGAGAAGAAAAAGAAGCAAAAGGAAGAATACAAATCTAAACACCCGCTTGTTGAAAGAAAAAAGGAATGTAAACAGTGTGGAGAGACTTTTACCTGGAGGTCTGATAAACCAACTAGAAAATTCTGTGAAGTAAAGTGTTCATCTAAATATGGTGGCCCAAAAGAAAAAGATAGGAGAAAAAAGATAAAAGAGTCTCAACAAAACATAGACAAAGATAACAAAAATCTAGTTGCAGTTAATGACGTGTGGCTCACACTCAAGCATTACAAAGAACCTCTCAAAAAAGTTAAAAAGGGTAATCATGGATTTTATGGTGCTCTTCTTTCTACTGTGGATGGGGAACTTATACAGTGTCATATTTGCGGGAAGCTTTATAAATCATTGATTTTCCACGTGAAGTCGGCTCACAAAATAAACACCAAGGAATATAGGAAAAAATTTAACCTTGCTGGCAGTACAGCTTTAGTTTCTGAGGTTCTTAGAAATAAATATAAAAAGAGAACGATTGATTGGCTAAATAAAATGAGTAAAGAAGAAAAGGAGACATATTTTGAAAGAAAACGGGAACGCATTAAAAAATGGTACGCGAGAACAAAAAAGGATGGCACCCTCCACGAAAAAATGTCTCACCCTATTACTTTGGAAACTAAAAACAAAAGGGGTACGTGTCCAGACCAATTACTGGACAAAATAAAGAAAGTTTCCAATCAACTTGGCCACACTCCTTCTAAAAGAGAATTTATTCAAGTCTGTGAAACACAAAGGTATATGCATCTTATTTACAAGACATTTGGGTCTTGGCCCAATGCTCTTAAGATGGCTAAATTGAACCCAAAACCAAAAACAGAAAATGGAGGACACAGAAAATACTCAGACGAAGAGTTGTTGGAATATTTAAGAATCTTTACACAAGAGTTTAACAAGGTTCCTACATATACAGATTTTAGAAGAGGTTTATTGCCAGACTACGCAATATATACGAGACGATGGGGAGGAATAGAAAATGCAAGACAAGAAGCAGGAATTTACGAATTTATAGAAGATTAATATGTTATCAGAAAGACTCGGAATACACACTCAACTAGTTGTTCCCCCCGAGTTGCTCGTAAAGAGAGAGGGTTTTGTGGTCAAAAAAGATGTGGATTCTACAGGATTACAGTCAGATGTAGAAGTAGGAGAATATGATGGAATGCCAGCCATAAGAAAAGTTGCAGGTAAACATTTAGACCAAGACACCTTGCAACAAATGGCGTTGACGTCAGTCATTCAAAGACAGCAAATGGCTGAGACTGGAATACTTATTCCACACAACTTTGTAACACACGTAAACGGAGGATTAGAAGTAATAGACGAACTAGTTTTAACACAGGATGTAGAACAAGACATAAAAGAGAGAGATTACACAGGATACAGAGAGGTAATTAAATACATTTGCACATTAAATGATGGAACAGTTAGAAGCAAAGTAATGTTTGATGCTATGCCAGGCAACTTTGCACATGACGAGGACGGTTTACACTTCTTCGATTTCTTTCCGCCGACCCTAAGGGGAAGCGACGGAGGAGTGACACCATACTATGAAGAAGTGTTTGTTAGGCCAAGAGACTTATTCACATTTAATTACGGTGACACCAGAGGTCAGTTAACTAAACTAATGGCAGGGAACAGGTATAGATTTCCAGAACACGAAGAACAACTAGAAGAGATAGCACTTAGCACCATTCAAGGAAGAGTGCCAAGAGAAGTAGAACGATATATAAATGAACAAGCAGAAAATAACTATCCAGATATGAATACATTTTATCAAGGGCAGGCGTACGAGGCTGCTGAACTATTGCAAACACTAATATGAAACATAAAAAATTAGAAAAGGTTGTTGGTGAAGATAGATCTGGATCATTCAAAGACTTTCCTGAGAGGTTAGAAATAGTGCGCAAGAAAAAAGGAATGACTCTAAGAGAATTTGGGGAGACGATTGGTGTCCCGACTAGTACGTTATGGAACTGGGAAAACGGCACTAGGCAAATGCCATATGACCTAATCTGGCTGGTTTTGTGTGAACTAAACATGCTTAAGAACTAATATGAAAATAACGTTCAAACAGACCAGTGGAGCTTGTCCAGAACAGTACGATGCTTTAGATGAAAAAGGTAACACGATTGGTTATTTAAGATTGAGACATGGACACTTTACTGTTGAACACCCAGACGTCCATGGTGAAGTGGTATATGAAGCGAAAACAAAAGGAGATGGGATGTTTACAGAAGACGAAAGAGATTTTTACTTAAACCAAGCACGAGAAAGATTGAGTGAACTTTTATGATTAAAAGGATTACATACCGCATTACCAAAGAGACGCCAGCGCACGTTAATTTTAGTTTATGGGTTAATGGAGGGCTTATTTGTTCACCTGGCGGTATGTGTTTAAGAGTTGATGAGTTTCCCATCTTTGTTGAGAAATTGGGAGCGATTGATGACAGTGAATGGTATAAAAAAGAAATGGGAATCTAATATGAGTGATGAACACAAGCAGGGCGCAGAAGAAATAATTGGCAAAATGTACGAGTTTGCTAGAGAGAGATTGAGTAATGCAGACATGTTTACTAACTCACCCAAGGACAAGTGGAAAGCAACAGGAAAAAGAGAATTACTCGGTGATTTATTTAGATATTTAAAGGAGTTGAAAGATTATGAGAATTAAAATTGGACCAGATAAATTAACACTCTTAGTACCATTGATCCTCACTTTATACTCAGTGTCCCAATTGGGGCTAGAAGTAGAATCTAGTGAAGTCGACGGTGAAACCATAGTGGGTATGTTTTTGTTTACATTTGGATTCTGGATACTTGGATATATAAGTGGAAGAAGTGAATAATATGAAAAATAAATTATCAGCTTATGATATTGACGGAATACTTACAGCGGGCGTAAAACCCAAGAAGCCTTACGTGGTAATCTCTGGACGCTTAAACACTGATTGGGGGAGAACCATTGAACAACTAGGACCAGATGTGGTCAAGAACTCGGATGGAGTTTATTTGAGACCATTTGGTGAGCAAGGAGACAGGGGCATGGCAGGAGTGTGGAAAGGAAAGATGATTAACATGCTAGGAATTACAGAATTCCATGAAGATGAGAAAATACAAGCTGACATAATTAGGGCAATGTGTCCTGACTGTGAAGTGATAGAGCATGAAAAAACTTGATTACATGACAAGGAAAGAGTACCTAGATTGGTACGCCAAAGAGGGTTGCAAAGAATGTCTACTTTGTAAACCTGAGGTACAAATGGTTATTGAAGAATTCAAACATTGGATCTGGATTGTCAACCCAGCACCTTATGTGGGTAGGCATACAATGCTAATTCCAAGAAGGCATATTCTTTTTGAGAGTGAAATAACAGAAGAAGAACACAAGGAATACAGAAAGATATTTGATTTAATTCTTGATAGGTACAGAGCTGCAAAGATGAAGCACCACGATGGGACGCCAGTTAGAAAGTTTACCGTAGCCACAAGGACAAGAGATTATCGATTTGTACATGATGGGGATCTTCCTCGACCAGAGCATCTACACAAACATTTCATACCAGAACACATAAAGATGTGGAGGAAAATGAATGAAGAGGATGCACACACATACAGAGATACTGTTGAATTACTAAAACGTAATGAATAAAAAAATAGTAGAAAGAATCTATCCAAACGACAAGCGTGTTAAACCACAAACAGTGGCACACCACATCGCTAGATATGAGTTTGCGTCTAAGTTTGAAGGAGAAGTTGCATTAGACGTTGGATGTGGTACTGGATATGGATGTGAAATGTTAAGACAAGCAGGATTTTATATGACTAAAGGATTTGATGAGAGTCTGACTGCAATTAATTACGCCAAGGAACATTTCCCCAAGTGCCACTTCTTCAGAAGAGACTTGGTAGAAATGAATGGCACACTCTATAGACCAGACTTAGTCACAATGTTTGAAGTAATAGAACACATCCCGTTTAATATAGGTAAGGACACCATACGGTGGATAAGTAAAGTTTTAAGAAACAAAGGTACATTTATCATGTCTACCCCTAGAGATATTAATGGTAAGTATAACGAGTTTCACAAGAGTGAATGGCCCTATCCGATTATAAAGAATGAATTAGGATCAGTATTTAAAAATGTAAAGATCTACGGACAAGATTGGGATACTGCTAAAATAACAACAGAACACGTACCAAATGAAGATTTTTACATAGCAGTTTGTAGTAATGACTGAATACACATACTTAATTCTAACGCTCAGCGGTAAATACATAGAAGTAGATGAGGAAGTGTGGAATTTAATAAAGAGACTTATATGACAAATAAACAAACAGACAAACACACAACACACCATGCTTGCAAAGAAGTAGCGGATAAGCATGGAGATAAAGCAAAATGCTGTCGCTGTATTAGACATAAATGTAAAAAGACAAAGAACAGTGTGAGCTTTGGTGTTAAAAACATGAAGGGATCTATGATAATGGCAAACGGTGAATCTTATTACCCACAAAGTGTAATCGACCAAGCCCTCAAGCAACGAGATGAGGAGATGATGAGAAAACAATTCAATGTTTGCGAAACACACACAACTCAGAAGCACGGAAGAAAGCCAGTAACGCACTGAAAGGGCGAGCTGTTTCCGAAGAGTTTCGTATGAAGATGCGAAAAGTGAATACACGCAAGAGACCAGTAGCGATGTATAAAGATGAAACTAAGGTTAAAGAATTTGATTCACTTTCATCAGCATCTAGACATTTGGGTTTATGTGTGACTTCTGTCTGGGACGTTCTCGTTGGGAAAAACAAAACAGCGGGTGGATATAAATTTAAATACTTATGAAATTAGAAGATACATTACGAAAGGTGCTGAGGGAGTTTGAGGACATTGCAGACGATTTAGATGCCATGCCGAGTAGAGTAAGAGAAAAAGGGTTAAAACAATTCATCACCAAAGCAATAAAACAAGCACTGGAAGAATATGAGAAGGCTGTGAGGGTGGAGGAGAAGGTGGACAAAGACTATAGCGAGTGTGCCAACCAATATGGTGTTCATCACCTTAATGGCTACAATGCAAGTATAAAAGACAGAGAAAAGAAAGTGGAGGATTATCTAAAATGAAAATACTAATACATCTAGTAGCAGGAATTATTGTGTACAACATGGGTTTTGAGCCAGCGGGACTATACTTAATAGTAGTGTCAAGTATGCTTACTGTAAGATTTCTTGAAGATTAGTGTGATGGGGATGGCGGTGACGCTAGAGTAGTAAAAAGAGACAAAAGCCGTGCGACTCGGATGAAAAAATGGTCTCCTTCCCCATCATAGTGATCTTGAGGGGGCCTGGGGTTAAAAACTCAGAGGCAATTCTTTAATTAGGATTGGTCGGGCTTAACCCCCTCAAGTAAATAAAATATGAGTCCACTCTTTAATCAGGGTTGGATTGTCCGAGTCCACTCGAACAAATAAAATATGAAGAAACTAATAATAATAATACTATTCGCAATCTTTTTCTTTATCTTATTCCCTTTTTATCACATGATTAAGTTTGAAGAATGAACAAAAGAGATATTGTCCTTCAGAGAAGGTGAAGCACTTGTACGATTGAATTAACAACACGGGATGTAGTATAGTCATTTTATGGCTACTCCAAAAACTAAGTCTCCAATACCATTACCAGACTTCTTAAATGTTGACAAAGAACTAGTCCCCAGGCAAAGGAAACGTAAGAAAGATAAACACCAGGATGCCTATGAAGAGTTTTGTAAATGGTCCGCCACCCCAAAAGAATTAAGAGAACCAAAGACTCAAGCTGAATTCGCTAGCTTGTGGAAATTGGCCCCTAAATATATAAGCAACTGGAAAAACAACGAAGACTTCCAAGCAAAGAGACTTAACTACTTCTGGAACTGGATGTTCGAGAAACTACCCGACGTAATGTATGCAATCTACAGAAGGGCAAAGAGGAACTCTTCAGCCGATGCCAGAATATTCACAGACATAATTGGAAAGAGACTAGAAACGAACGCTCCAAAGAAAGAGATGACACCATTCTTAATGGTTGGTATTCCTCAAGATAGGGTAAATAACCTTTTTGTCCCCAAAGGATATGATTCTGCTATCAAGAAAACTATTGAATTAAACAAAGATAAGGTTGAAGATGCAGAAACAATGCCAGTAGAAAAAGCTTAGCAAATGGATCAAGATCAATTAGACCAACAAGAACATAACGAGAAGTTCTCAATCACACCCACACCCAAGCAGGCAGAATTTATCACGACAGATGTGAAGTTCTCATGTTACTCGGGTGGTTACGGAAATGGTAAAACTACTGCGGGATGTTTGAGATCACTCCTTTTATCTTCAGGGATGCCTAACAACTTTGGTTTAATTGGAAGACTTACATATCCAACTCTACGTGATACAACAAGGAGAAGTTTCTTTGAACTGTGCCCTCCAGAGTACTATGCAGCAGAAAATGGTGGTGAGTGGAGGAGATCAGAGAATCATCTTAAATTTACCAATGGATCAGAGATTATCTTCCGTCATATGGACCAAATATCAGAACAGGAACTAAAATCTCTTAACTTGGGGTGGTTTTACATAGATCAAGCAGAAGAGGTTCCAGAATCGGTATTCATGGTACTCCAATCTCGTCTTCGTTTAATGGCAGTCCCCAATAGATTTGGTTTCGTCACCTGCAACCCAGAACCAGGAAATTGGCTCTTTCATAAATTCAAGAAACCTCACGATGAAGGAAAACTACACCATGATTACCAGATAATAGAGGCTCCTACCTCTGAGAATCAAAAGAACTTACCTGATGATTATATTCAGGTTCTAAGAGACGCTTATCCAGACGAAATGCAGAGACGTTACATTGATGGTGAGTGGGAAGTCTTTGAAGGTCAGATTTATCCAGAGTTCTCTAGAAGAATCCATGTTATCAAGCCGTTCGATATTCCAAAGGGTTGGGAGAAGATAGTTGCCATCGATCACGGAATGGTAAATCCAACAGCCGTTCTTTGGGGAGCTATTGATTATGACGGCAATGTTTATATATACAATGAATATTACAATCCTGGCATAGTCTCTACCCACGTTAAAAACATACTCGAAATAACGGGTGATCAACTGGACGATATATCATTTTGGTTGATTGATCCTTCTACCGTAGCAAAGACCAGAGAAAAAGATGGAATGCCCTGGTCGATATTAGAGGAGTATGAAGATGGTGGTATTTGGGCCACTCCAGCCAACAACCAAATTCTGGGTGGGATCAACAGAGTTAAGGAGTTCATGAGAGTCGATCCCAAGAGAAGAAACCCAATTACTGGAGAGCTTGGATCACCAAAGTTGTTTATTTTCTCTAATTGCGTTAATCTAATAAATGAAGTCCCCCCTTATCAATGGAGAAAGATGAGGAGTGTCCTCCCAAGAAATACTTTGGAGAGGCCAGTGGATTACAACGATCACGCGCTGGATGCACTTAGGTATATGATTATGTCTAGATTCCCAGCTCCGCAAAGAAAGAAAACTGGATATGAACTCGTTACACCTTTACAGAGAAAGAACTCAAATTCAATCACGACACCATTCCCCAACAGCCACAAAGGAGATGACATGTTGGGTCAATTCGATGGAAATATAGGAGGAATACCACATGGTGAAAAGTTCAGGTAAAAATTCAGATAAAAAACAAGAGTTACACATGTCTCTAGCGTGGTGGTCTGACATAATCAGGACGCTCGACAGTAAAGTTCATGGTATGTCAAAAGTGGGAGCGTATGGGTCGATTTCACTAGAGATAGTTATCCAAAATGGGAAAACAAAAGACATTGTTTTTTCAGATAAACTCAAATTAAGACAAAAAACCCAAAAGGAAGCAGAAAACAAAGCTTGACAAGTAGGTAAATTTTCTGTTATTTTTAATGTAGTCCAAGAAGAACAACTCACGTGACGCAGTGTGTTGTTTTTATGGAAATATTAACCCTCTCTCTCACAATAACTTTTCTCTCTGTTTTTGCTTGGTTTCAATATAAGCTAAACAAGAGAATTATAAGGTCTATAAAGGATGGGCCAACTCCTCAAATTACTCCAAACAAGATTACTGGATTAGATTCCAACGTTGTCGAACTAACAGAAGGAAATCCTCTCGACTTACCAAATGACGTTAAGGTCGAAGTTGAGGGTGGAGACACACACCTTCCTCCACAATATGAATTCACACCTGAACAAACACCTAACCAAATAGTTGCGGAATAAACAATGGCAAAGAAAGATGAAGAAAAGAAAAATTCTAAAAGTAAAGTTAGCGATCAAGAACTTGAAGCAATTGTAGCGGATTCTGAATCAAAGGCGCTCGTTCAAAAATGCCGAAATCTCTTTCATTACGCCAAGGAAGCTAGAAGGAAGTATGACTGGGAGTGGTTAGTAAGAACACTTTATGTTAGGGGATACCACTTTGCTAGATACAACAGAAACACTAGCACAGTAACTTTCGGCAATAGGAGTGGAGTTAGAATACCAGTCAATCTCTTACACGCACATTTAAGGGGTGTAAGGAATCAAGTTACTAGTTTTAGGCCAAAATGGGAGGTTTTCCCTAAGGTTACAACCGAGTCAGCCCTAGAAAACGCTAGATATTCTGGAAAAGTCCTTGATTACATTTACGACCAATCGCACATTAAAAGAGCCATAAAGGAAGTAGTTACACAATCTTTATTGTATTCAGTTGGTATTTGGCAATTCACTGTGGACAAAGATGGAAAGATTAATGTAAGAACCGTCGATCCATTTGACTTCTACATAGATCCCAACACTAGGTCCGCAGACATAAACGATCCAGAACAAGGTGCAGAATTTATTATAAGAACAATGAATATGCCTCTAGATGCTGTTGTTAAGAATCCAAACTATACGGGAGTGGAAGAGTTGCAGCCCGACAATCAGGTTGCCTCCGCTGATTACAAAAGATTTCTTTTGCAAGTAACTAGGCACATTTATCAAAGACAACAAGAAGAAGCTCCTACTGTAATTGTTAAAGAATGCCAGTTTAGAGAACGTCAAGACGACGGCACTTTCAAAATAAGGATAGTTACTTACATAGATTCTCTACAAACCCCGATAAGGAACGAACTTACGGACAAAACTGAGTATGACTATGAGATCTATCAAGGTGAATTAACACCGCTCGAAGTTTATGGAGAGTCTTGGTCTAAACACCTAATACCTATTAATAGAGTAATAGATTCTCTAGAGAGTCACATCTTTGAGTACAACCACCTATTTGCTAGAGGAAGATTTGTAATAGACAAAAATTCTGGAATCAGATTAATCGTCAATCAACACGGACAAATAATCGAGAAAAACAGAGGATCTACTGTTACATCTCTACCAATAACACCTCTACCAAACGCACCTTTCCAACAACTCATAAACATGAGACAACACTTTGAAGATATTTCAGGTGTACATGACGCGTCTTTGGGAAGAATACCTGCTGGAGTTAAGAGTGGAATAGGAATAGCAGAACTTAAACAGGCTGATGCTACTAACCAATCAGATCTAGTCGACAATCTTGAAGATTTTCTCTCCCGAGCAGGAGGGAGAATCCTTAAGCTTGTTGCTGAACATTGGAATACAAGCAAGCTTATTAATGTAACTGGCGAAGGAGGTAAGCCTGAGTACTTTATGGCGGTTGGAGAAAGAGGTAAATCTAAAAAGAAAAAGGATGAATTTACTTTTGGAGAGATGAAACTCCCACTAGCAACCATCGGAGCAGAAAACGAAGTAAGAGTAAAGGTTGGAAGTTGGTTAGCTTACACAAAGGAAGCTAGACAAGAAAAACTTAAAGAACTTTTCAGACTGGGAGCAATCGACCAAAAGGCCTTACTTGAACACATGGAGTTTGGTGACATCGACGGAATAATGGAGAGAACCAGACAAGAGAGACTCTTGCAAGGTAGAGCTGGAGCACCATCTCAATCCGTACAAAGAATGACTGGTCAGGAAATGAGCGACGAGGAACTAGCACTAGCTGAGAACGAGCTGATGTTAGAAGGAAAAGACCAACCAGTAGAGCCTGACGATGATCACGAAGTACACATTTCTGTTCACAGAGAATTACAGGATGATCGGAAACAAGGTCACGTAATAAAGGCACACATTAATGAGCATTTGAGTTTAGCTAGGTGGCAAAGAGGACAAGAGAGTCAACCTTTTTCACCAGAAGAGCAACAAGCTCAAGGGAATGGTCCAGAAAGAAGTCCAGTAGCGCCAACACCTGACCTGGCAGCAATGCTTGCAGGAGGAGGAGGTCCAGGAGGACCAGGTCCAGGAGGACCACCACCAGGACCAGGAGGACCATAATGCAATACGGGAAAAGACCAGTAGTCAAGAAGTTTAGGAGAAAAGTTACGGGACGAGGTAGAGATATAAGAGTCACTACTTTAGAAAGAAAAGAAAGAAAAAGACCAATGAGACAAAGAAGAAACATGAGAAAACAAAGGACGGTGAGGTGATTTTATGAGAATAAAAAGACACGGATTAAGTAAAGAAAGTAGAAAACTAATTAGAAAAGGTTTGGGAATTGCCTCTATGGGAATAATGGGAGGTAAAGCCGCCAGTGTTGGTCGTGCAGCAGGAAAAAGATTGAAGAAAAGTCTTCCTACGCCCACAAAAAGACGAAGGAAAAGAGTTACGCCAACAATGAAGGCCCTTCGAAGTAAATATGGGTCACAAATGACAAAACAAGAATGGAGAGAAAGATTAAAGAAAACAAAAAGGTCTCAGAGACCAATGAAATAGAGAGAGGTGATTTAATATGGCTTGGAAATTCCCAGGATTAACAAAAGAAAATAGAAAAGCTAGAAACAAAGGTTTCTTTGCTCAAGTGAAAGAAGCCAGAGAAATAAAGAGAACTATCCGTGCTAGAGCAAAAGGAAAACTAACACCTCGACAAAAAGGACAACAGATAGGTAGAGCTGTTAAAAAAAGAGCAAACATACACAAACAAATGGATACCCAAAAAAGAAAGCAAAGGCGTCCACAAGAAGACGTTTCTAAATATTTTAGATAAAAATGGCACTTGCAAAAGACAGTCAGAAAATGAGAAGAAAGGGTCTATATAGATCTCCTTCTAGACGTGTTTCAAAGCCCAAGAAGTTGGGAACTCATCCATCTCTTAGTACTAGAAAAGTGAGCCCTAAAAGATTATTCAGAACTTTAAGTGGAAAATTACGCTAAGGAGGTGTTTAAAAGTTATGCCGATAAAAATACATTCAGACAGATTAGCTCAGGTTAAAAAAGATAGAAAAAAGAGAATGACCTATTCTATGGGTGGGCCCGAATATATCCCAGTTGACCTTTATGGTGCTAGGACCGACTACCCAAAAGGTAACCCTGGAAATCTAAAAAGGGCAGCTCAAGATATCAAGGATAGGTTTGATATGGATCTTCCATAGGAGAAGAAAACATTGAGGGGGGGTGAACAATATATGCTTAAATTTACTTATTTAAATGCAGACAATAGTACAGGTGATTCACAAAACCTAGAAGCTAGGGATGAAGCATCTGGTGCAGGACTTAACAAGGATACTTATGTGAAATCTATTCACTTTGGTAACCCTGCTAATGGTGATGTCACCATTATCCACGATGCACAAACACAACCAGGACACGCTTCTGGAATGGGAAGTATTGCAGTTGGGGAAGCCGCGTGGAAATACACACACCCTACGGCAGCAGCAGGACTTCCTCATTTACCAGTGATTGACTTCACTAGTAATGGGGCGACTCAAGGACTTCAGGTAAACGGAGGTTCTTTTCACACAGATGCAGAAAACGTTACTGTTATCTGGGAAAGAGTAGACGACTGATAAGCATTGAATAATATGCTTTATCAACACGGAGGAGAAGGAACAGGTTCCTACAAAGGAAAAGGTTCTTCTTCTAAATTAAAACAACATGGAGGGGAAGGGTCGGGATCTGGAAAATCTTCTGGTGGAGTTAAACTTTTTAACCCATCAAAGGCAGACTATTCTGGACCTGGAAGACATCTTAAGACTGTTTCTTACAGTATGAAAAAGAAAGGCAACAGTAAGATGTCCTATTAGGATTAAGTTTCTAACTTGTTTGGCTAACATCTTAGATGGCCAAGCAGGTGAGGGTCTTACTCTCAAGGGTCGTCCACTTTAGAGACGTTAAAAAACGGATCGCCCACGTTAGAGGCGATGGACGTTAAAGAAAGTAGAAGAGAGGGGGTGATTATGAATGAATAATGACAACAACGATTCTACTTCTCAAGTATCCGAAGAGGAATTGAGTGATGAGCTCTCGTCAAGCACAGAAGAACAGGGGGTGAAGACAACAGCTACTCCTGTAGAAGATTCATCTGACGAGGAATCTACTCAAATAGGTGGGGAGGACGGTGAACCCAAAGGAAGAGGCGCTGAAGCAAGAATAAAACAGCTTTTAGCGGAGAATAAAACTAAAGACGCACAAATAGCATCTTTAGAAAACTCTAGGGTAGAGAAATCTACTCCCATTCCACGGGAAACATCCAATCAAAAACCACCCGAGGTTTTAAGAGCTATATCCCAGTTGAAAAACATGGGAGTCAGTTTTGACAGCGACGTTGACCAAAAGGTCGCGGACGTACAAAACAGATTAACTCTTAACAACGAACATGGAAGGCTAAATGAAACGTATAACGGTTCAGATGGTCGTCCTAAATATAACTCGGATGAGGTTGAGAAGTATATGCGAGACAATGGAGTGTACCAACCTGAGGTTGCGTATAAGACCATGCATGAAGCGGAGTTACTTGATTGGAATTTAAAACAATCTTCCCAGAAACCTAAAAGCTATACAGCACCACCTACTGCACCAGGCAGTAGAGGGAGCCAGACTATAACTAGGGAGAAACTTGCAGAAATGCAAGACAAACCTAATTACAAAGAATGGTACAACAAGAATCGAGACAAGATTCTTAAGTTGATGGCTGAAGATAAGTTATAAGCAGAAGGGGGGTGAGAAAAAATGGCATTAGGAACAAATCATTTAACAACGACAACATCAGCGATATTTATACCTGAGGTATGGTCACCGGAAATTCTTAGGGCAACTGAGGAAGCTTTGGTTATGGCCCCTTTGGTAAAACGTTTTGATTCAATGGTTACCTCAAAAGGTGATACTATACATATCCCTAATTTGAGTAACTTGAGCGCCAATGATAAGTCAGCTAATACTCAAGTCACGCTACAGTCTCCAACGGAAACTGAAGTAACAATCAGCATCGATAAGCACAAAGAAGCTTCGTTCTTGGTTGAAGACATAACTAGAGTTCAATCAAACTATGATCTTATGAGTGAGTATACAAATAAGGCAGGATTTGCAATTGCTAAACAGGTAGATACTGACCTACTCGGTGAGTACACAAACCTTACTAGCACTGACGTCGGAACTTATGGTGACGACATCACAGATCCAACTGTTTTGGCTGGTATCGAAGCTCTTGATCTCGCAGACGTCCCTATGGAAGATAGGGCTTTTGTTATAGATCCAACTCAAAAGACTGCGCTTTCGAAGATAGATAAATTCGTAAGAGCTGACTATTTGGGTGAGTATCAAAGTCCAAAACCTGCAAAGGTTGGACCAAACAGCCGATATATGTGGGGAGACATTTATGGAGTTCCTGTGTATTACACCAATCAAGTACCTAGTACTGCTGGTACACCTACACAGATTCATAACATCCTTCTACATAAAGAAGCGTTTGCGCTCGCTATGCAACAGTCTCCAAGAACTCAGAGTGATTACATTCTCGAGTATATTGGTAATTTAGTTGTGGTAGATGTTATTTATGGTATTAAAACCATAAGAGCAGATTTCGCGATCGAAGTTCGATCGTAAAGATAGCTAATGGGGGTAAGGCGAAGTTCTTACCCCCTCAACTGATATGAACGACAAGAGTTTAGTTAAACAACACAATAAACAAGTGGAGAGAGTTATGTCCCAAGGATCTAGTCAATTTAAGAGTCCACGCAATGTGGCTCAGGATATTATGACTAGAGCTGTGGATCGAAAAACAGGTAAGGTTTACAGAGGAGAAAGCGGATTGCGTCTGTTGGATCGACAGAGGAGAGGTGGACAGTGAAAGTCGCTGTCGTTACTCCCTCACGGGGGTTGATACATTCAAGAACCGTTGAGGCTATAAGGAAGAATTTTTTGGGAATCGAAAAGAATTTTGAATGGAATCATTTTATTTCACACGACAAGCCAATCCCTAAGGCTCAAAACTATCTTTTCGAAAAGGCGTTTGACTGGGGTGCAAATTACATCTGGTCGGTAGAAGAAGACAATGTTTTTCCAGCCCACACTCTGATTAAGATGATCAACTTTGCCAAACAGAAAGAGGCAGAAGTTGTTTATGTAGATTACCCGATAGGAGCTAAAAGAAGTTCGGGAATTTGCAGAAAAGGAAATCAGATTTTGTGGGGACCGATGGGATGCACGTTAATTTTAAGAAGTGCTCTCGAAAAACTTGATCGTCCTTGGTTTAGGACAGACAAGACATTTAGAATCGAGAACAAAGATCCTCTCGAATTAATAGAAGAGGACATCCCCAACAAATATGGGGGCCAAGATATATGGTTCGGAATGAAATGCAAGGAGAAGGGAATTAAAGTGGTTCAATTAACCAGCATACTGGCTGGGCACGTTAAACCAAAAGGAGAAAACAGAGAAATAAACAATACTTATGAATTTGAAATTTGGGACTCTATTAAAGAGCACCAAAGATACAACTGAGAAGGGTGGGTGATAATTATGA